ACACGCAGCGCACCTGCTGCATTAATACCCGGAACAAGCACGCCTATTCAATGCTTCTACAATGAGCAGTTAGAGTTTGTTGCACCCGGTCCGCGATGTTTGTACAATGCGAATCAGGAAAATGTTAATTTGTATAATGAAGTAACAAGTAGTGCAACACCAACTACAGCCGTACCTGTTTTGAATCACTACAGCAATACCTATCCAACTGTAGATGATTATGATTTAAACTGGGCTCCTGAAGTACCACCGCACGTTGTAACTGTATCAGGGAATCCATACAATAACTTATTTAACTTGTATTGGCGCAATTACATGAATGAAATTTATTCGCCTGAAGGTAGAATAATGGAAGCATTCTTTGCGCTTGATTTAAAGGATATACTTACTTTCTCGTTTGCCGATAAGATTTGGATTCAGGATAGTTATTGGAGAATACTTGAAATAACCGATTACAAAGTAGGTTACAACGAAAGCACGAAGGTTAAGCTTATCAAATTCCTTGATCAAATCAATGACTGTTCATCAACACCTTCCAATGTAAGTCCCAATGGTGAAGTAAACTTTGTTGATGGTGAAGGTGATTCTGTAGAACCAACTGAAGATTGCTGTTCACGTTATGGATATTTTTGGGATGAAGTGAACGGTGTATGCTGGGCATTTAACAATGGTGGTCAGTTTCGCAATTCGATTGTAACAGTAAATAATATCGTGCGCACTGGTGTTGAATCATTCTATGCACAGTTATCGGAAAAAACGAATTCAGTTATAACAGGTGAAAAAATAAATGTTATTGATAGCAATCCAAACAGCTTGATTGTTGGAAAAGATTTGACACTAACTAAATCTGTTGATGGTAGCAATCTTTTAGGCAAAAATGCCATAAGCAATTTACCCGGTTTGCATGTTGGTGGTGGTTATCGTTTAGGCAATCCATCCAACACAGAATCAGGATGGGCGCAATCAGGCATTACGCAATTCCATGTCAAAGATAGTTTTGCCACAGCAGGTGCTACGAAACAGTTGTTTATTGAAGGAGTGTCAGGTGAACACTTAGAGATTCCCGATAGCACTACTATGAGTTGCATGCTTAACTTGACTATTCAAGACGAAATGCAAACTGATATTGATGTGGCAATACTTTCTTTTGGTTTGACCAAAGTAGGTGGTATTGCATATGCCACACCTGTAACCGTCATAACCAATGATACGTTTGGCACAGGTTATACATACACAATAACTATCGATACTACTACCAATACAGATCAGCATCGTTTTATATTGACTATAAATGCTGCGCCTTCGTTTCCGATTACGTTAATAGCTACGGCATCATTACACTACCAACAAAATAAACTCACATAATGGATTCAATTAAAAACTCAATGCGCTACATCCAGTTAGGCATCGCAACAAAGAAGGAACACAACTATTCACTTCGCAAGTGGCAGCGTGTTCTATGGTTTGTCACGCTGTATGCATGGCGCACTATTTTATTTTTCGGATTAATCTATTTATTATCTAAACTTATTTACTAATGGCTGAACCTATTGTACGGACCTTTGAGATTGACACCACCAAAAGTGAGCAGAACCTAAAGAGCTTAGGCAATGCTTTTGACAGCGCGGATAATGCAGGTAAATCACTCAGGTCGCAGTTGCGTGAATTACAAGCGCAGTTAGCGAATACTGATCCACAAACCGATAAATACCGCGAACTTTCACAAGCAGCAGGAGAATTAAAAGATAAAATTCAGGATGCTGCGCAGGCGGTAGGTACACAGGCGGGTGGTGCATTCGAAAAGGTCAGCGGTTCACTTGGTCTGGTTACCGCTCGCTTGACAAGTTTAGACTTTTCAGGAGCAGCTGAAGGAGCAAAATTATTTGCTTCAAATCTTGCAGCCATTAAACCAGCTGACTTAGCCAATGGAATCAAAAATGTAGGATCAGCTTTTGCATCTGTTGGAAAAGCACTATTGACCAATCCATTATTTTTATTAGGTGGTGCCATTGTATTAATTATCACGAATCTTGACAAATTAGCAAATGTTATTCCCGGTGTAGGCGCAGCATTAGAAGCTATTGGCAATGTTGTATCATTTATAGTTGATGGGGTAAAGTCATTGAGTGATGCGATTTTAGGTACTGAATTTATTGCAAATGACGTTTTAAACAAAAGCATTGATCAACGAGATAAATCTTTAAAGGAATTTGACCAACAAGAAAAAAGAGCCATTGCAAATGCAAAAAAGAATGGTGAATCTATTGCTGCTGTTGAAGAAAAATATGCACAAGAACGAATTAAGACTTATCAAAAAATAATTGATGAAGCTAAGTATTTAACAAGTCAAGGAAGCAAATTAACTCAAGATCAAGTCAAAGCTGTAGAAGAAGCAAATAGTGCTTTGTTTGATATTGAAACACAGCGAATCTTAAAAGAAGCTGAATTAGCTGAGCAGGCACGAAAAGAAGAAGAACGCAAACAGCAAGAAGCTATTGAGCGTAGAAGAAAACAAGCTGAAGACGCAAAACGCAAAAGAGAAGAAGCTATACGAAAAGAAAATGAAGAACGACTGCGTAATGAAAAAGAAATAAGTGATTTACTAAATCAACTATACGAAGAAAATGTAAAGGAGTTTGAAGAAGCAGAAAGGAAAAAAACTCAAGCGGCACAAGAAGAAGCAGCAAAAAGACAAAAAGCTGAAGAAGATTATGATGCTGCGATAAAAGAGTTGCGTGCCGAACAAGATGCGGCCAACTTAACACAGGATCAACTGGATATTATTGCAATTGACAATAAGTATTTAGACCTAAGAGAAAAGGCAATACAAGCTGGACAAAGCACTGTTGAAATTGATGCGGCATATAAACAAGCTTTAATTGATCAAGAGATTGCATCTGCTGAGAGAAGGCGTGCTACAGAAGAAGAGTTACAACAATCAAAGATAGATTTTGCAAAGCAAACACTTGATGGTATAGCTGCTATCACTTCAGCATTTGGTAAGAATAATGAAAAGACGGCAAAGGCAGCATTCAAGGTGCAAAAAGCAATTAGTATTGCACAGGCAACCATTAGCACATACGAATCTGCAAACTCAATCTTTAATAGCACAGCAAAGAACCCAATTACTGTTGCCTTTCCGGGTGCGCCATTTGTAGCGGCAGGTGTTGCGGTTGCTGCTGGTCTTGCCAATGTTGCAACCATCGCAGCACAACAGTTTCAAGGTGGTGGTTCTACACCGGGCAATAATAATGCAACACCTCCTTCACTTGGTGGAGGTACTGGTGGTGGAACACAACCAGCACAATTCAACCCACTTGCTGCGCAGTTTGTAACCAATAGACCTGACCAATACTTACCACGTGCGTATGTATTAGCAGGTGACGTAGCAAGCCAACAAGAAATTCGCGAGAACGTAGAAGACCTTTCACGTATTGGATAACTAAATTAAATTTGCAAAATGGATAAGAGAAAAATTGTTAAGTGTGTAATCGACGAAGAAGGTCGTTTGGGTATAACCGCAATGGGGCTTGTTGATAGTCCAGCTATCGAAGAAAATTGGATAGCATTAAGCAAGATGCAGCTGGCCAAAGTAGATGATGAACGCAGGATGCTATATGGTCCTGCATTGATACCGGATAAGCAGATACTTCGCTATGACGAAAAGGGTGAGCCATACTATGTGTACTTTGAAAAGGCAACGGTAAGTGCTATCGCGCATCAGTTCTTTAAGAAGAATTTGCAACATACTACCAATCTGCAGCACGAAATACCAGTTACCGGTGTGACAGTTGTCGAATCATGGATAAAAGAAGGCAAGCATGATAAGTCAATTCAACTTGGATTGCCTGAACTACCTGATGGCACATGGTTCATAGGTACAAAGGTTGATGAAGACCACGTTTGGAATGATGTAAAAGAAGGCAAGGTGCGTGGCTACAGCATCGAAGGTTTCTTTAACGAAGTGGGTGTTGCCATGAGTGGCGTGAAGAATTACGAAGCAGAGTTAGTGCTTGAATTAGAAAATATCATTAGCGGTTTGGTGAAGTAAAATTTTGTTTATCTTCGCCATGTTATCGTGATAAAATTGGTTTTAGGTTTTAACTAAAAAGAAAGGGGCAAACGAGCCCCTTCTTTTTTACAATCTAAACTAATCTACTACAGCATACATGCGCGGCTGTATTCTGCCATTGACATCTTAGATGCTTTGGCATTTTTAACCACAGCTTTGTATTGCTTATCGGTTAATCTCACTGAAATCTTCTTCGTAAACGTTTCTGCTGGCTTTTTCATAATAGGTGTATTTATTTATACGGCTAAGGTAAGAAGGATTTGGCATGTAACAAAATCGCGTTTTTGCTACTATACCCAAATATAAATCGATGTCAAACATAAAAGAACAAATCAAATCCGTATTCTCTAAGTACGGCATTGATCCTTCAACAGTTGGTATCAAGTTCGAAGAAGAAGCTGCTGCAACGGAATTAAAGTTTGCAGTTGAAGGTACTTTGAACGATGGTACAAAAATCTATTCTACCGCTGATGAGTGGGTAGTAGGTGTGGATATCTACACGCAAGATGCTGAAGGTAACCCAGTGCCTGTACCTGCTGGCGAATACCTATTAGAAGATGGTGTGACCAAAGTCGTAGTAGGCGAAGATGGTCTCATTGCCGAAATCGAACGCGAAGAACAATCAACTGAAATGAGCAGCGAAGACCTCGTTGCTGTTATCGGTTCATTGTCGGAGCGTATCGCAGCACTTGAAACTGAAAAGACTGAACTATCTGCTGCTGTAGAATCTGCAAAGAATGAAGTAGCAACAGTAAAGGCTGAACTTGCTTCAGTTAAGAAAGCACCTGCTGTGCCTTCAGTTAAATCACAAGAATTTAAAAAGAATGTTGCACCGGTTGTTGCATCGAATGGTAATTCATTCAGCGACTTCATGGAAAGCATTCGCTCAAAAAAGTAAAATAATTCACCTCATAAATTTTAATTAAAGATGCCAACAACAACTTCACTCACCACCACCTATGCAGGTGAATTAGCTGGTGAAATCGTAGCAAAAGCTTTGTTGAGTAACGTTTCTGCACAGTACGTTACAATGAAGCCAAACGTACCTTACAAATCAGTAGTACGTAAAATTGATGACACCGTATCATTTGCGGCTGGAACATGTGACTTTACCCCAACAGGTACTATCACTTTGACCGAGCGCATTTTGACTTTGGAAGAATTCCAAGTTCAGCGTCAAATCTGTAAGAAAGACTTCTTCATCGACTGGACAACAGCTGATGTGATGTCAGGTCGCGTAAACACTCAAATCCAAGATGCCATTATCGGCCGTTTGGTAGGTGGTATCGCTGCAAAGAATGAAACTGTAATGTGGTCAGGTGTAAACGCCACAGCTGGTGAGTACGATGGATTCCTTACCTTGATTAAGGCAGGTGGTTCAGGTGCTGTGTCTGCAGGTTCAGGTGCAATCGATGACACTAACATCATTGCAACTTTGTGGGACATAATCTCTACTGCTCCAGCCGCTGTTAAAGGTGCTGCTGAAAAGCCAACTATCTACATGGGACAGGCTGCATGGGAATACTACATGCAAGCTCAAATCGCTGATGGCAACGGTTGGTATGCAACTGCTGGTCCTGAAGTGCAGAAGCGTTTCGTAGGTATGTATGAAATCGCAGTATGTCCGGGTATGCCTGCTGACAACATCGTGTTTGCACAAAAATCAAACTTGATGCTCGGTACATGGCAAGAAAACCAAATGAACGAAGTGTTCATTTTGGACATGCAGAATCTTGATGGTTCACAGAACGTTCGCTACGGTGCACGTTTCTACTTAGGTGCACAGATTGCAGTTGGTGAGGACATCACCTACTGGGGTGCATAATCAATAAATTCATAAAGGGGGTGTAACAGCCCCCTTTTAACCAACTAAAAAAATAATAATATGGCTTGTGAATTA